TATCCAACCCACCGACATACTGAACAGAAACAGGAGCCGGAGTCGTCCAGACTGTACCGTTAATACTCTGTTGAAAGACAAAAGCCGCTGTCCTGTCCCAGTATCGCTTGGTCGGGGCATTAGAGATGTTGTAGGTGAGATGATCCCCAGAGTCTACTAATGCCTGATCTGTAAAGGTGAGATTAGGAGTAGCTGTCAAAAGTAGTTGCGCTCTATTTCCATGTGTAGCGACCATATCATCACACTCTCATCATGTATACGCAACTGCGCCAGTTACACGCATATCCCAGCTAACGGTTTCCATGTCCTTAACAGGTGCTTTTCCCCCGAATTTCTCAACAAAAGCAGAAAAGCCGAAATTGTGTGTTACGTCAAGGAAAAGAGCCATAACGAGCGCCGTGTCATTGGTAAGACTGTTCCAGAGTGCTAATTGACCGTTTGTATCGGTCATGTCCAATCTTCCCTGAAACTTGACCACGCCACCGACGAGCCCCGCCGCGAACGCTTTCCAGGGGAGTCCAGCGAGGGCAAACTTGGTGATGTCATGAGTTGCGCGGTCAACATCGAGCTGCCACTCATCAATTTCTGCGACCGTCGCCGCGACTAGCTTGACTGCCCCACCTTTTCCGTGTAAAGCTGCCATTTTAAGAACCTCCGTTAAATAGTCACCGTACCGATCCTATATCGATCGGTCATGTGCCATTTGTTGATGTTCGTTGTATCATCCGGTATTGTTTGACCGGAATCATAATTGCAATACATTGCACGAAATACACCACCACTCAAAACTAGCTTAGGGGTACCTGTTTGTCCATCATCTAAAGCATCAAATACAGCATCATGCATTTTCAGTATTTCATCTTTCCCCTTATATTCACTCCATCCATGAATAGTCGCTACCACCTCTAATCCTTTTTTACCGAATACATTCTTAGGAGTTGATACTGTTTCTCCTAAAGTCATATAAGGAGGACTTAAGCCAGGAGGTACATTATTTATTTCAAATGCTGCTGTTTTCCCATCTGAGTAGGGGAAAAGCGTGATTAAATTTGCATTTGTCCTCAGTGCGAGAAAGATTGCATCCCACACGGGTCCCTCAGAGTTCCCCATCAGGTGATCCTTCTGGAGAGGATAGCCTGTACAAAAGCCTGTTTATTCTTTTCAATGGCATTAAAAAGATATGGTCTGCCTTTCATCTTGTATGTCCCGTTATGTACATATATTGCATAGTCTACATTTTCATTGCCTATTTCTCTTTTGCCAGGACTTGCATATACTATGATGTCATCTCGTAAAGTACCTTTGTCAACTGGACAGTCATCCTTGGCATCACTCTGTGTGAGATCAGCTACCTCGTCGAGAGAGTCCTCTGAGTCCTGCACAATCCGCTCAGTAGCAGCTAGTGCAAGAGCCGCGATATCTGGACCCGTGATCCGAACTGTGATTCCGTCTGCCATGACTTTTCCTAGCCTCTTGAATATTGGTTGAAAAAGGTGTAACTTTTGAACAACTTCTGTGTTATATAGATGAGGAATTTTTTTCGTATTCCTCAGTGATCCTTCTGGTCAACCTCCTGATAGCACTTGGTGGAAGGTTCTCCAATTCTTCTCTGATCATTTCCCTCAGGAGATTTTGAAGCTCAGGAGATTTCTGTACTGTTTCCCAAGTAACCTCCACTTTTACCTGTATTGTGTGCTGTCCAAGACTAGCCACCTTTCCCCTCCTGTACCGGACTGATCAGGATATCGAATATGCTGTTAATAGGGCTATTCAAGAACATCTGAGCAGCAGCAGGATTAACAATGAGCATTTCGATACTTCCCTGAGGAGTCGCTGAGCCAAAGGGCTCCCCCTGAACAGCGGACATCTTAACCCGTGTCGCTTCCTTTGTTTCTCCATAGAAAGGAGTCCGTGTAACCTCTACAAGGTAGAATCGTGCTAAAACTTGTGACATGTGTTTCTCCTTTGCACTATTTGCGAAATGTTCTACAATCGAAAAGTTGTAGAACCCCGTCAGGTGGCATTAGCGACACTAGACGGTACATTGTGTATTTGACCTATCAAACACCCAGAATCTTGCCACAGTTGCTTATGTGTCGTGAGCAGATTTTTAGAGCATCTGTTCACATTTCCTGACATGCTACCCTCCTGGTAAAGACTTCCTGAGCACAACCACGCTCGTAAATACTTGAATCGTCTTTTCACCGTACGGAGCGAGCACTAAGTAAATGATTGAATTGATGGTTATAAGATCATCTTCTATAATGTCTGTCCCGAACGGAGTATGTAAAATCTTTGTTTCTATGCCTACATCTTGCTGAGCTAACAATTGCTGTTGTGGTGGCTGCATATTGATTAATGCGCATGGTACACCATCTTCAATATCTATATAGTTATCAGGACTACCTCCTTTTATATCAAATACTTGACTATCACGACTTATAGTACACGTTTTATCGAATACTGCCTTATAAGCATCTTGCCGTATGAGTGTAAGCTCTAAATCTGAAAGAGTATTCATTCTTGCTTACTTCCAGAAGACATATAGTCATTTCCCGTTGGCCCAACGATTGATCCCTTGTTCGGTTGCGTACTGGGGGCAAGGTCCGTTCTCACCATGTGGATAGAGCGTATCCTTTGCTTCGCTCTAAAAGTTTTCGCTAGCTTCTGTAGAGCATCCGCTGCTTGTGACCTCTTGATATTTTGCCCGTCAACCACCATGTCTACCCTCAGGACCCACTGAGCAGCGTATCTTTCTAACAGGTCAGCAGCAGCCCTATAGATGTCATAGTTTTTTCCGGTGATAAACACAGGAGGAAACACGTTAGCAGAGAATTGAAAATGCCCCACAATAGGCTCAATAAGAGAAGGTGTAACTATAACGGTCTCATACTGCTTTAGCACCATTCCATCTTCCCAGGAACCGGCTCCGACCCCAGAATAGTAGTCGAGATACTGGATTGAGCTACCTGAGAACGTCGGCTTTGGAACAAGTGATCGATTCGTTACATCTTCCCTACCCTCATCTAGGACACCTTGGATTTGATCATCACTCCATACCTGAGTAGTCCCAGCAGGATCGCCGATGAGGTCTCGCACACGGCCTATCTGGGTTGCCATCGTATTTCTAGCAGCCATATACAGGACCTCACTTTCAGATCTCTAATCATGTACTACGGGCGATTGAGCATAAGCTCAGAACGATAGGTAATAGTTGGTGTAGAACCAGCTCCAGCGAATGTTGCTGTAAGACGGATTTGGGTCCCGTTTACGACGCTCGTCGGTGAAATGTCAAATGGGAGGAATATCTCTCCTGTTTGAATAGCAACGGCAAGGTTAATAACAACACCTAGAGATGTGGGTGTCCATAGTGTAGGTACACCGTCATAACATGCATCAACTGAGAACGTAACAGAATTTGCGCCAGATGCGTTACCAGCAGCAGTATAAATGACTCGGGCTTTTAGTCCCCTCCTGGGCGTTCCTCCTGGCAGGATCATAGCTGGACCTGAGAAGGTGGCGACTTTTGTTACCAAAGCCTGTAGGATAGCATTTGCATCGTATGGCATGATTTTCCCCTTTCAGGCTATTAGGACAGCTTTAGTCCGTACAACCTACCCAGACTACGTGTACTAGCGTTCATAAGCCCTACTGCCCAGTCAATGAAGGTACGGTATATCACACCGTTATTGAGCAATCCAAGGTCTTCTGCATTCGGCTCCTCGAATTGCCAGCCATGGAAGTGAGATGTACTGTAGTTGACAGCATAGATTGACGTGTAGGTACTCGGACCAGCGGTTCCGTCTGATGCCTCAGTAACAGGAATAATCCTCGTAACTTGATCAGCTTTGTATCCTGGGTCTCGGACAATTGCGCCTTTATAGCGTTCAATTGTCCTGTCAAATTGATCTTTTGACACGTCAAAACCACCACCGGTACCTAGTGCTCGGATCGCAAAAGCGGCACGCCGACGGGCTACCTCATTCATGTAGAGGACAACACCGGCTCCGGTCGGGGAATCGACTGACCAAAGGAGTTGATCGAGGAATTCAAGGAGTTTGTTACCATTTTGCTGAGTTGCAGGTGTGATGAGGGTTGCTTGTGTGAGATCAAGTCCACCGGAGTTGATAATATTCTCTGGACGTACTCCAAAGGTGCCACCGTTGTTTATCCGGTATTTGATGCCAACAGGTGCATTAACGTTCCCAACAATGTGATCATTGTTGAAAAACTTGTCATTCATGTCATAGGTCAAACCCTTCATGTATGCCTCTACCTGAGAAGAGCGAGGGTCTACTATGGCATTTTTATCCCTGACGTACACCTTGTCAACGTCAATGTAGTTACGAATGAGGAAAACTTGCTCAGCATAAGGCGTTGGTGTACCCTTGGTTGTTACGCCTTCTGAGTTGATCGGTGCCCAGTTGACTGTCGGAAGATTGCCCTCGAAACGTACCCCGTTGGCAATCAACGTCTGATCAGTGATGATTGGACAGTCTTGAAGGACATTATCACTTTCTATAAGTGAATACGTTATAGCCCTTACCATAGGATTGTTGCTGTTTAGAGCATAATCGGTAAGGCTATACGCATTTGTGTCGATTGCCATTCGAGGCTCCTATCATCCCCTGTCTAACATCTCTCAAAAGGTGCTAAACACGAGATACAAGAATAAAAGTATTTTGCTTTAACGGCTCCATTTTATCTGATTAAATCTCACAGGTTGACCAGGAGGTAACTGCTGTGGTGTTGATGTATTTGACCGGCCAGGATTGTTCGGACTGGTCATAGGAGGTCGCTGATCATTAGGATTTTGAGAGGTTTGTGCTGGCGGCGTCTCAGGAGGTGGAATTTCATCCTTAGGTTTCAGCAAAAACGGGTTATTCTTTGCTAAATCCGTTAATGCCTTGTCTACATTAGTAGGCATCCCATCATCTCCATACTCTAGCAAGTCCTGAATAACCTTTGCAGCAATGTCTGCACTCTGAAAGTCCATACTCTTTGCTGCAAGTTTCACCTGTGCCATAATCAGTTCTTGCTTGTATTGCTGATTAAGTGCCTCTAGCTCCTGTGCGCGATTTGTCGCCTTTTGAACATCAGAAAGAGCTGCTTCATTAGCTAAACGTTCTTTTTCCTTATATGCTGCGAGTTCCTTCTCAGCAGTAGTAAGGGATTTACCGTGTCGCGCAGCCTCTTCTGTCTTGTTTGCTGCATGCCTCTCTAAATCAGCTATTTTCGCTTGCAGTTCCTCAATTGTCTTCGCGCT